ACAGCCGTTTAGCACACGTGAGAGAGAATCGGCTACCATCAGAGCTACTTTGACGTCCGTCTATCTCTATTCAATTGTCAAAGAACGTTTTATATTCAACCCTCACCCTATTGTGACACAGTCTCCCAGGGGGGAGGGTGAGGCCGGTTGCATTTTCATTGTTCGCGCCTGCCTGCGGTAGGCAGGGGTGACGAATCCGTCATGTAAAATTTATTTGAAATTTGGCCTTTGAAATTCGACATTGCTTTAAAAAAGATTGGGGTGTCGTCAAGCGGTAAGACACAGGTCTTTGGAACCTGGATTCGGAGGTTCGAATCCTCCCACCCCAGCCATTTTCTCTTGATTTTGTTGAGTTTTCAATGTGTGAACAAAGTGTGAACGGCTACTCATAATTTCAGCAAGCCTGCTTGTTTGAGTTTTAGCATATATCATCGTAGATTTAATGTCGGCATGGCCAAAAACAGCTTGCACATCCGAAAGTGATTTACCCTCCTCGTTTATCATCTGATTTCCAAGACTGTGTTTAGTCCCCTGATACAGAGGTAGGATAGAAATACCATATTGTTGATGACCTAAATTTACCATTTTCTTCCACGCCTTTTCCAGCATTCGCCTTGAGTAAGGTCGGCCCCTTCTTGAGAAAACAAAGGTGGGATGCCCATCCGCTTTCAAGCATTCTTCAATCTCCGGAAAGATGGGCAGGACTCTCAGCTTCTCGGTTTTTGTTCCTTTCAGTTTACCGTCCATGCTCACGGCGTGCCTGATATAGATTTGTCCTGTAGACCAATCAACATCTTCTTTCTGGAGACCCCGTCCTTCATTTGGACGACAGCCAGTCCATCGCAGGAAGGTAAGAATCGCTTTATCAGTTTCAGGAACAAATTGGAAGAGCTTCTCTTGTTCTGCTTTTGTATACCAATGAGGATTATGTTGGGGAACGTACCGAATCGGTTTGAATTCTGGAATCTGTGAGATTATTTTTTTACCGGACATCCATTTGAAAAAGCTTTTCAATTCGGCCATGTAATTTCTTTGGGTTTTCTTACTTCGGGCTTCCAACGACTTCTTGAATGCCTCAATACCAGCATCGTTAATCTGACAAACATCTTGTTTTTTGAAATGGGGGATAAGAAGATTTTCTGCAATCCTCCCCCTTTTCTTTTGCCAATCTGAAGAACAGTTTGAATCCTTCACCCAATCCCTGATGGTTTTATCGAAAGGAATCTTCTTGAACAAAGTCCAGTCTGCACTATTGTAGCCATTAGCTTCGATATGGCCAATCACGCTCTTGACCTGTTCAATATCCCTGAGAGGTTCGCCAAGAGCATCCCGTTGAAGGAAAATCCTTTTTCCCTGATACGTGAAGTAAATTTGGAAGTGCTGTGGACGGGTTTGTCGATATCGAATGTTCATCTCATCCTCCTTTGAATAGGGGAAGACGCCACAGCCGGAGAGAAACTTGTGAGGTTAAAACTCCCGCAACCGTTTTGCCTTCCCCTGTTTTGTTTGATTGATTCCCTCACGTTTTTTACTCCGATGACAAAATTTGTTCAGTTAGAAAAGCTGTTCAATATCCAACTCTTATGCCATATATTATAGTCATTATACAAAAATTTGTCAAGAGTTATTTTTAGCTTGTAAGTTATTGAAATTATTATTAATATCTTTGTGCCCAGGAGGATTTTTGAATCGGCTTCTTTGGCGGGGTTACAGATGGGGGTCTTGGAATATCAACCGAATAGATAGCTCCTATACTCAGAAGTTCATGTGCTTCCCGAACTGAAACATCTAACTCCTGTCCTTTTTCCAAGATAGAATTATTTTTCCATGTGATTCCTCGTTTCATCTTTACTTTCACTATCTCGGTTGGTGGTTTCTGCTCTTCTACTTTCTTTTCTTCTGGTTTGTTTTTCATAACCGGAGCCTGTTTTTGAAGATCATCACAGAGTGCCTCAAGATTTGCATTGAGTAAGATTAATGCGGCAGAGGCATAAATTCGGATATCAAGGGCTTCGTTTCTCTCACGCCACTTTATCCATTGCCTTACTGGAAATCCCTTCACATACTTTACAATAATTTTTTCTGCCGTAAGTTGTTTAAAAAACTCCTCATCGTAATTTAGACTCACAGGAAAGTGGCAATAACCTGCTTGACCCGGTTCGATTAATTTCAATCTTGAGTACAGATTTTCTTTCAGTCCATCGGTGCCCAAACTATATAGCAAAACTCCACGTTGATTTGAGGGGCGGGAAACCAGGGCTTTCCCTGAGATACTCGCTCCCTTCACAGCATAAAACCGTTTCCCCTGACGGGGTTTGATCCACTCGTAAACTCTTTTTGTAAAAGCTCCTGTGTCAATGCACACAGAAACAATTTTTAGTTTCGCTCCGCTTTCATGTGTAAATGTTGATTGAAGGTATTCATCCAGTTGTTGCCACACATCATCTTGAACAGGATTGCCAGGGAATATCCTAAAATCAATTCCCCATGATTCTTCTCCTCGTCCCCAGCCGACCACCTCGCACTCGATCCGGTTGTCCTGAATATCTACGCCTGCGGTTAGGACTCCAACCTGCATGGGAACTTTTGTGTAGTGTTCCCGCCTTGAAAATAAAGTATCTTCGTCAAGTTTCTCACTCGATTCCTCCCATGTTTCAGCCAGAATCGCATTGGTGAAGGTCTTTAAAAGTTCCCGTGACCCTTTAGCCTTATAAAAATCTGATACAATAGCCGACCAACTTTTCCAACCCAACGGGCTGTAAAGAGCATTAAGATGAAAACCAGCGATGGGACTATCAGGATTAGCCCTAAGCCACTTCCCGTTTTCCAGCATTTGGGTCTTATGACCCTCTTCAATCAGTTTCCCGCAACTGACACACTTTAATTTCACACTATTCAATATAGGCTGGTTCTCTTCATCTTTATCCCACACCAGATTTCCAAATTGAAGTATCTGTTCATGGTTGCAATAGGGGCAGGGGACGTGATACTGTCTTTGATCCGAAAGAAGGTACTCCTGTTCGATTCGTGAAAAATTTTTAATGGAAGGAACGGAAGCAAGGTAAATTTTGTGGTTAAAAAATGTGGTCGTCCTTTTTTCTGCAAGAGAAACTGGATCTCCCTCTCCGGAAATATCCTGTCGGTAGCCGTCCACCTCATCCAAAAAGACATATTTAGCCGAGATCATTTTGAGTCCGGAGGCCGAGTTCGCTCCGACAATGAATAAGATGCCTCCTGGAAATTCCTTTTCCAGAATTGTATTGGATTCTTGCTTTCGTTTTTCACTTACCAAACCATACAAAACAGAGGAGTCTTCAAGCATCGGTGTAATTTTTTGTTTGGATAGCTTTCTCGCCAGAGCAATAGTTGGTTCTACAATCATGATCGGCGAAGGAAAAAGATGGATTATCGCTCCCAACCAATTTAATCCGCACTCCGTTCCACCAATTTGTGCGGCTTTCTGAAATACAACTCTTCTGTATGGAGACCCAGGACTCAAGCAATCCATAATTTCTTTGGCAAACGGAGTACGGCTGGTTTTCCATCTCCCAGGTTCGGCAGAAGCTTTAGAGGACAATACTCTAAATTGGTCAGCCCACTCAGATACGGTCAGATTGGGGTCTGGGGTGAGTCCGTGATCAATGATTTGGTTGATTAGTCGTTCGGAGTCTACTGCATTCATTAAAGTAAACCATTCCCATTTTTCTGATCCAAACTATTTCCGTTTTCACTGGAGAGTTCTTTCAAGGCTTCTATAATCTCTTTTCTTAGTAAACTTTCTATTTGGGATTGATCGATTATAGAGGACAATATGGGAGATATTCGACTTGGGATGTTAAGCAGGGAATCTCTCACGCTACGAGCTTTCTTAAATAATGCGGATTCAACTGTCTTTCGATCAAGGAGCTTTCCTTCCTTCTCCAAGACTTCGAGTTGTCTCAGGCGGGCTAAGCTCTTTTCCTTCAATGCTCTGGATCGGGTAAGTTGTTGACCAGGAGTAATCGTTTGGATTTCTTTGATAAGTCGGATGGCATCTTCGTATTCAATCAGACCATCATTGATAGTAAGCCGACCTGTCTTAACAAACTGATTGATTCGAGGTCGGGAATATTTGTAGCCGTCTTTGGATAATTGTTTAACTGTGTCAGCTTGATTGAGTAGCATATAAAATCGGTAAGGGGTTAATAATTAAGAGAAATTTATAGTACAAAAATCGAAGATATTCTGCGAGGCAATGCCAACCGCATATTCTTTGGAAAACATTCTCTTTTTTTCGACCTATGTTGCTTCGACCCGTTTCTCAGACAAAGGTTGTAACTCCTTGTGAATGGCAACCCAACGAGGGCTTAACCTGTGTGGGTCTATATCTAAAAATGGATTGAAGTTACTTACTCTTTTTGATCCTTTTGGTCTTCCAATATCTATTCTGTTTTGCTGCTGTATATCATCTGTAGCCCATCTGCAGTTACCTGGTTCGTAGTTACCTTTTGAGTTTTTTCTATCCATAGTTGTTCCTTCAGGACGCTCACCCATATCTGCTAAAAAGTTAACAAATGAATTTCTCCATCGTTCACATACAGTTATACCCTTACCACCATAACGGCCATAATTAATTGATTTTGGCTTGTAGCATCGTTCCTTCATAGCTTGCCAACTTCTGTACGTTCTGCTAACCTTTCCATATATAGCATGACCATGTATCCACATCTTAGTATTCTCCCATTGTAATTAAAGTTTGGATTCAAATAAAAAATGATCCAAACTCCTCAGAAACTTACCTATCTGATCCAACTCTTCCAAAGAAGGCTGGCCTGATACTCACAGGCTACCGGACACCTGATCGTGCCTTGTGCCCGCCTTACAAGGGCACCTGATAGGCTATTACTCATTAGTCATTCCCTTAGTCATCCTGTATTCGATCTCATGTGAAAAGTTTGTTTGTAGATCAGCCTTGACCTTATCTTCGATAATCCCCATCCCTATGGTCGATCCAACTAATTGACGAATGGACGGCCCCATAATCTTTCTAAAGGGGAATCGTTCTTTACCTGTTCTGACATACGCCCCTGCACCGAACTTCCTTATCATAAAGGTATGGGGTAGAAGCTCCTTCTTCCCTCTCTTGATCTTTACTTTGGCTCCTGCCCATTTCCTATTCCAACTAATTGTTCCAAAGGCTTCAGCAGGAAGGTTCTTTCCAGTAACTTTCATGTCGACTCGTAGATCATCCTTCGCTGCGACAGAGATGTTTGGATCGAGGTTCTTCTTTGCAATCTGATAATCCTCTCTGATCCTGCTTGATATTGTGGTGCGGGCACTCTTCATTGTCCTCAGACAAGACCTTCGCACAGCCTTCCTGATAAGCTTTGGATCAAGGAATTTCTTCGCTTCCTCTATCCCTTCGATTTTGATCTCAATCATTTACCACCTCTCCAGGTTAACTCTCTGAGGATACAGTATTCATCGAAGGTCGCATCATACTCGTCAATTATTTCGCTATAGGTGCGACCCTTTCTGGTTTCAGGATGTTTCATCATTGATAGCAACTCTTCTGATCGGTCTTTTAGTTTCTTTAGTTCCTTTGCAGTTTTCATACACAATCCCCAATTCATTGATCAAAGATTTCAGTTTGATTTCAGCCCTGATGCACGCAGTTTGAGATTCTTCAGTATCATAGAGAGATGCTCTGCCCCGTCTTTCTGACCAGCCGGAGATTGCGAATGCCTTTTGGATTATCTTTTCTTCAAAGTCGGTTAGCACTTACTTTCCATTCCCCGTTAAATGTGCAAATAAATATTTGCCGAGTAAGATGATAGCCGAAATTCCTCCGCCCACCACAGCAGAGATATATCCCGCTTTGGTTTGAAGGCTGGATATTTTCTGTTTCAATCCGTCGCTGTTGGTCGTGCCATTCACTTCGTTTTCCAAAACATCAATTCTCTCCGTGTCTGTCTTAATCTGTAAGCAGGCAGAAGTTAAATCTTTTTGCATAGGAACTAAAGTCCCACATACATCCTCAATTTTGGAGATCGTCTCCTTATGTTGTTGGTTGATCGTCTCCCATAATGTTTTATGAAATTCATCATTTACCCGTAAACGTTCATCAACTTTGCCAACCCATCTCTCGAGACTGTCTTTTTCGAGCACTACTACACCATTCGATTTCTTTTTCTTAATTGCCATCTTAAACTCCCTTTCCAAACGTGATAGCTTTAGGGGCTATCATTTGTTTCAGTATTGCCTTTAAACCTTCTACGTCTTTGCATGCATCAATATCTTTTTCTGTAATTGTGGGTTCTGGACCTGTTATGCTTGATGGAGTAAATACTTTCGGGTTCACATCCTTCAAGGTTACTACCTCACCATCCATAATCTGATGAGTATCTATTTTTACATCAGGAGTAACCTCAATGTATTGAAGGTCTTTAGTTAGATTTATTTCTATAACATCTTTCCTTGTGGTAGATATGATTTTTTTAATAGTTCCGTCTTTATCGTACAAAGCATAATTCTTCATTATCTTTTAATCTCCTGAATAGTTAACATTCTGGATTGTGATATCGCAGAACAAGTAGTTGCACCCGTTCTGTGTTTCATCCAAGACATTGACCAGGTATAGGAATGTCCATTAATCAAAGTTTCAATGGTTCTGACAAAGGGCTCTGTAGCAAGATTAGTAATAATATAAGAAGCCGCAGCTTGTACGTTCCAAACATTGTACATCGTTGACCAAATCAATGCTGAAGCTGTGTTGTCATAAAGTTTTATTTTGTATGATACTCCCCAATCTGTATTCCAATCAAAACCTGATATCGCAGAATAAATATCACTTGCAGTTAAAATTGCTGGAAAATCTTGTCCCACAATATCAATATGTTCAAGTTCTTCCCAGCCTCCTGTTCCAGCGATAGTTCCTCCGAGATGCCCTGATCCATTCATTACCATATTAGTAGATAATTCACTAAAGTCTATTGAATTACCTATCGTTCCATACTCGCTGGCTGTAACAATTACGGTTGTTCCTGATCCAGCAGAGGGAACAACACCGTTAGTATCAGCAAGTAGGGCAGTTATTAAATTGGTACAGGCTTCTGCTGCACTTGCACCTATAGTTACTTCTCCTGATCCGGTTCTTACGTTTTTCCAAACATATGGTATTCCACAAACAAACGTCTCATCTTCAACAGCTATGCCAGCCATTGTGATCGTACCGACAGCCTTGAGTGTATAATCAGCTGAAGTATTGATGTGATTCGAAGCATAGAGATAAGTCAAGTCATTAACTGTCGCCAAGGTCAAATCTGGGGTGAATATCAGATTTGGAAACCCTGAAGATGACTTCGGCTGGATGGTTTTCTCTGTCATTTTAGCTCACCGTGATTTCGACTGTATAATCTTTGTAACCTGCTGCACGGGCAGTCACTTTGTACGTGCCCACTATCAGGCTTTTCAGAACAAAACTTCCAGTTGTGGCATTGAATGGAACGATTGGTTCGGCTCCTAAAGCTGTTAGAATTTGAATCATTATTTCTGTTGGATTTGGTAATCCTGCTCCCAAAGTTGCAGCATCCACTCCATCATCAGCAATCGCTGTCTTATCCCATGTTGCTATAGTTGTTATCAGGGTCTTATCTGCAAGAACCACATCAACCCCTGACGTTGTTCCTCCAAGATGCCCACTACCATCCATCGTCATATTGGAAGATGCCTGAGAAAAATCGATTGAATTACCTATTACTCCGGCATGGACAGCCGTGACCACTACGGTATCTCCTGCACCGTCTGTGGCAATAACAGTAGGTAAATCTGCCGTGATCGCAGCAACTAAATTCGTAACGGCTTCAGGAGCATCAGCCCCTATCGTTACCTCACCTTTCTGAGTTCTTGCAACCTTCCAAATAAAAGTTTGAGTATCTATGATGAAAGTCTCATCTTCAACAGCTATGCCAGCCATCGTTATCGTTCCGACTGCCTTGATAGCAGGAGTTGTTACTTTGGAATCAAAATCTACAGCAACTCCTTCCGTTACAGATTCTCCGGCATTTACCTGGATATCCAGCATATCGTCAGGACAGATTCCAGTTCTTTTAATTTCTCCCGTTGCAGCAATATAGACAATAAAAAACTTCATAAAATCCTCGTTATCTCTTCATACATTGAGCCATCAGACTTCGATTTTTTACAGATGAAGGTACAGAGTAACTTCTTGCATAAAACTGATAATGATATGATCCAGCAGCAGGCTTATCACCAATATTGAAACTTAGCAAAGTTCCATATACAGACGGAGCAAAGATATCGTAAGCACTCCAGACCTCTGTTTCTGAAACTCCTATCAATTCTCTTGTGATCATCAAATCTATATAAGCCCAACCAACAAAAAAGAATCCAGAAGTTGTTAGAAAAACAGGAGATCCATCGGTTGTGAGTGTTACAGACTGAATTAAAATCCAAGTGTCAGCAGGGAGATTAATTGATCCTACCGTGTAAGCACTTACCGGAATCGTTACCGCTTGCCCCTTAATTTTTAAAGTATCGACAGCTAAATCTACAATCTTGCCGGTATTAACAGACAGATTTGCCATCTTCGCTTCATCAACGGCCAGATTTTCTATCTTTGCATTTTTGATTGCACCGTTCTGAATATAAGCGGAACCGATTACTTCGTTTGCAATAGCATTCCAGGCTAAATCATGAACTCCACTGATATTGACCGCAATAACAAAATCAGCATCGGTCAAGGTTGGGTTCGTATCGGATACCGAATAAGAAGATGCTCCGTTTATCCAATAAATATATTTGAGGTTTGTATTACCCGCACTGATAGCATAAGCCACGCCGTTATAATAAAGTGTGTGAGCATTCCAAGCTACATATCCTGCAGTCGGGCTATTGTTTGTCCATGCATCTCCTGTGATGACGGGGATTTTTGTATAAATCTGAGAAGCCTGAATAGCGAAGGTTCCAATGTCGGAGGTATTCACCATTGCAGTGGTCGCTGCCACACCTCCTGTATCGCTTACAGGATACCAGGCAGAATAACCTCCATTTGGATTTTTATTTCTTGCCCAATAATACTTTGTGGTGCTGTAAACGTCGACCAGATCCGTGTAGAAAGTTCCATATACAGTAGCAATCTTAACGGCACTTGCTCTATTGTTGACGCTGGCTCTCCAGATTTCAGTTTGAAAGATATATGGATCGTTTACACTTGTCCAATTTAGGAATACGTTCTTGAAGGCTGCCTCTGCTGTGAGGGAGGTTAGCCCAACAGCAGGTGTTCCTACGATGGTGATATCAACAACTGGAGGGGCTATTCCTGCAACATCAAATATTGATAAGCTGATTGCTTTGAACTTATAGCTTGCACCTACGATCACGTCTCGGAAAATAAGAGGGCCAGCATCGTACATGATGCCGATGATTTGATAAGTAACTCCTGCATCTCTCGAGATATAGATATTTGCCTTAGCCCAATTTGTATCAACCGCTGGTCTGGTGAAAGTAAGTTTTACTCCCGTTTTATCTGTCATTTCAACAACAGAAAAATTCGTAACATCAGGAGGAACCGTTAATGGATTTAGCCAATCCGGGCCAGAAGGCCACTGAGTATCTGGAGGCAAACTTGAATACACTGGTTCGGATATGACGATGTCTGTATCTGCATAGACAAGATCGTTATATTCTACAGCCGATATCTCGATCTCATTTTCAGGAGTCTTAGAAATCTGCATAATCCTGAAAGGCTTTGCCTCGACACCTGTTAAACCCAAAGCATATAAACCAAAAGAAGGAGGTGGTGTTGTGAAAGCTGTACAATGAACCGTAGTATAGGTTCCCGGCCCATCAGTTATCGCTCTGGTTTCCAAAGTATCATTTGCTAATTTACAGGTGATAACCCACCCTGTGGTAATCGTTACTGGCTGATCCAGAGTGATTGCAGTGGTTGTCGCAGAAACAATCCGTCCTCCCTGCCCCCAGGCAAATACGTCATGTTGAAATTTAACAACATCGCCAGGAAGCATATGGAGCGCATCGATGGCTCCCTTAAAACTAACTTGTTCATCTTGATACTTCGGTGCATTAAGATGAAATCTTGCTTCTCTATAAACCTGGGACTGGCGGGATGCTCCTATCAGAGATAATCTTCTTGTTCTCTTTGGAACTCCCCCAGTAATAGCAATATAATCCGTTACATCTACTGTTGATTTCTGATATTTATTTGCTTTGTTTGCATAGTCCACTTCAATAGAGTTGGGCTTGCTTTTTTCTGATTGAAACGTATGTTTGAAACTACCCTCAATTATATTCCCCATGTTAAAAATATATGAGGGAGATTCTTTCTTATCGATCAGAAGCTGGATTGCATCTTTATTCCAAATTGGTAAAGCTCGAAAGGAACCACAGATTTGATTGATACAATCAAAGGCTGCATTCTGAGCATCTATGACCAAGTCCAGTTCATTTCGTTTTTCTCCAAATTCCCAACCAGCGGTATCTGATGGAGTTCCGTTGCTCCATCCTCCAGAACCAGTGGCTGTGTGGGTTCCAACAGAAGTGATTAGTAGATTCGTATAAATCGTAGAATCTGCAGCAGATTTGCAACAGATATATTTGCCGATATCCCCTGCTACAAAAGTGTAGTCGTTATCAGTTAAAGATGTGGCATCTACGGCATTTATTCCTCTCTTTATCCCGTTCCCCAGTTTCACATCACAGTAGTCCGCCATGAGGATTAATTGATCGTTGTTGATATTGGCTTGGGAAATATAACGACCTGTCCCATATCTCTGATTAACCATCAAGTCGTTAACGTTATAGATTGGATTGTTTGTCCACTCGATTACTGAGGTATCAAGATTCAAAACTTTGATGCCTCTGATCCGAGTTAGAACATTTGGAAGTTGCCCTGATAGTTGTTCAGTTGCTAAAACTTTAATTGCGAGCAAAGCTGTATAAGGGTAACTTAATGTGTCATATTTCACTTCGATGATGTTATCCAGATACAAAGCACCGTTTACAGCAGGAGGAGCATCCCAACCAGTAAAGGTAACTCTAATGTCGTACTGCCCTGGGGTTAAATCATCTATCCTAAAGAATCTTCGTACTGGATCAACTGAGGAAACCGTGATTTCAAGCGACCCATCATTTGTCCAATTTTCTGCGGAATGTAACTTGTGCTCGATAAGACAACTTGTGGTGTGTGGATAACCGTTTCCGTGATATTGAATGTTAATGGAGGGAGCTCTGATTCTAAGTTCAAATGCCTCTACATCAGAATCGACTGTGGTATAAACATATGGTGTCTCAGTTAGCTTTACGCCAGCCATAGAGTAGGTCTGACAAATATCTCCGAACCCTGCTATCTGAGTTTGGTTATGGGTTCCAAGCCTATAGTCCCATGTGACATCCTTAAAATTGGAAAGTAAATTGTCGTTTATTAAGATATAGGGTTTATCAACTAAAGGATCAGTACAAACCCCAGATAAATCCTCCTTCATGATACCTTCGATTGGCCCTTCAGATAGAGCGATCAAAAGGTTTAAATAGTTCTTATCTGCATCAGAGGAGATATAGGCTTCAATTAAATTTCCACCCAAAAGATGTTCGCCGTAGACAATAGGAACAGGAACTCCTTGACGAACTTGCATTTGTAGACCGTCCCAACCGTAAGTTGGGCTGGAATTTAAACCTTTGCCAGTATCGGGTGCTTTGGGTGCGGTGGCATAAGAATAGATTATGAAGGCTACAGCAAGAACGACGGTGGCAATAGTGGCCCAAGTTATTACTATTCCTCCCCCAATATAAATTCCACCAGTGATTCCAATAGCACCAAGTATTGCTCCAAAAATTGCTTCAAATCCAACTTCCTGAATTATAATTACTTCATCCCCATCGTTTAATGGATTTCTCCATTTGAGTGGGTGTAGTGTCTTACCATTCACCCGCACTGTTATATAAGGAGGGTCATCTCTGACTTCTGGATGTTTTTGAAATAGAGATGTGAAGATAGATAGAATAGTTTGATTGCGTGACTCAAATCTAATCCAGGTAGACTCATCAAATAAAACAGGTATATAAGTTACGTTGACTTTCATTCTTGATCCTTGATTCTGAAGTAACCGTAGATTTTGTCTTTCCATAAAGGGTTAGTCAGAGAATCTATTCTTGTTCCAGCTTTGTCATAGGCATGGATAAATCGGCCCTCTCCCAGATATATCCCCGCATGACTTGGATATTCTTTGCTGTTGAATAAAACCATATCTCCAACTTTTAACTTCTCATCCTTAGTGAGTTTTCTGAAAAAACTTGCATACTCCTGGAGATAAAGGTCTGTCTTTCCAGACCAATCCTCGACATATGAATAGTCAGGAAGTTTGATTTCAAACTCTTTGAAGTAATGAATCAGGACGCCATAGCAATCTATTTTTTCTGGCCCACGTCCACCTATCTCAAATTGCATTCCCAATAAGTCTTGTGCGATCTGATTAGATTTAGCTAAATTAAACAACATATAATCCTCTCTGCGGAATGGCTGGAAAAGCCCCGAATCGACTTGAATTTGTATGAAACTTGCATCCTACAGGGCCTATTCTGGTGTGATCACATTCGATGGTGGGATTAGAAAAACCACCTGGAGAGCTATAGACGCCCGCATCACCAAGCCAGCATCCTTCACTTTTGAAGAACCACTGACAGTGATCCCTTTCGAATAGTCTTCCTGGAATTTGAACTTCGTAAAGGTCGAGTTTACTGGTTAGATTAAAAACTGCTTCATGCTCTGTTGATTCAACCGAATCGATATAGAATGTCGAAGAGATGTTGGCTGCTGCATCAGCTAATTGATTCAGAAAAATTAATTTCATCACGACTTTGCAGCCGATTAAACCGTTGTTTGCAACTAAGGTAGATATGATAGTTCGATCAACTGCAGATAGTTTCACCCTAACCGTATCGATCTCGCCGAGGGCATTGGCTCCGATTCCCTCATGTGTTAGCGGAAATGGTAAATAGTCGTATCCTCCACTTGTTGGATAGTGAACTATTGCATCCCATTCACAGACTCTCATAATAGAAGCAGGAGAGGGAATGGTGATCTCGTACAACATCACAGGTTGATTCTCAGATTTGTTTTTTTCGGTTATGAAATTCTGATCTATGATTTCTGACATCTAAATTTCTTCCTTAGAGTATTTGGATTAGCTTGATTCCTGTGTTTGCGAGTTGGTAGGAAAACTCTTCAAACGTCAGGTTATCTTCGGCAAACCTCACGGTGTAGCTTGTAGTCGTTGGATCAACATAAGTGAATGCTTCATAGGAACCCTTCCGGGCGAGATAGAAAGCCCAAAGAGTGCCTACTTCAGTCAGATTTAAAACTTTGTAAGTCAGGGTAAATAAGTGTTTACCAGCAGACCATTTGGGTCTTCGTTGTTCTGCTCCGTTTTCAAAAGCAGAAATCAAGGTTTTAAATTGAACTTGTTTTCCAAAAGAATAAGAAGGTGCTGGACTTGTTGGATAAGTTTGCATAGTTGGTACCTCGCAAAATAAAAAAGGGGTGCACGAACCTGTCTTCATTTTCGGTTCATATGTGCACCCCTGAGAATTACTGGGTCTCGCTCTATTTAATTTTTAGATTCAGTTCATATAATTTATTATGATCTCGCACTCACCTTGTTGAAACGTCTACCCTTATAGTAAATTGACTCTATCGTTGGGCCATATAGTCTTGTGAAACTACCAAGATCAGTGGCCTGGATGAATGTGTTATAGTTATTGGTATCTCCTCCACCCTTATTCTTTTCAGCCGGAATTACGGCCTCACCTTTATGCAACATAGCTAAACCTGTTCTTGGAACATAGTCGGTTCCATGTTGCAGCATTTCAAAACCAGTTACAAAACTTGCTGCTCCACCAGCACCACTCCCAGTTATACCAGCTGCCCCACCGCTTATGGAAAGGGCAGAAGACCCACCTCCTCCGAATAAATTTCCAATACCACCAAATAATCCACCTGTTATATTTGTGCCCGTGATATTTCCCATCAATAGATAGTTCATGGAAATTTCTAACAGTTTTTTGATGATAATATTTCCCATACTGGTAATGATACTCTTCATGGCTTCAGCAAATGTTTTTGTTCCGTTAATCATTTCCATGAGACCGGAAGACCATGCAGAAGACATAGAACGGGCTACATCTGTAACCGCATCTACCACTTCTTTATTAGCCATTTGGGTTCGTATTTCTTGCCCAACTTTCTTTACTAAATCAATTTGTGTTTGGTAATACTCTCTTAATCCTGGAGTAGCATCCCTCAGTGTCTCTAATCTTCTAACCTCAGAATCTTCAAGTGCTTTATTGTTAGTAATCAAATCCTTCACATTATTGGAATGTTCGGAAAGTAATTCCAAATATTGTCTTTCCAAGTTCAGTTTGGCTACAGTTCGTTCCTCTGCTCCCGCTACTTCGGCAATAGGAATTCTCACCCCTCCTTTTTCCATATATCCTTTTGGGATGGCTTTCTCTAAAGATTCTCTCCAGTCAGGCATTTCTCCTAATTCTTGTAATCTCTCTACATCATATAGTACCTTCTGAAAGGCTACATTTAATTGCAAAACTTTATCGGTAGGAAGCCAAGCTCCTACTTCTCTAAGTTCACCATTAACTCGAATCCATCCCTTTTGGATAAAGTCAAGAGAATCCCTCCAATCAGGCATCGTACCCAAATCACTAAGATTCTGTGCTTCTGCTACTAACTTTGCAAATTGAAGATTAAGACCTTGTATTCTGTCTCCTTCTTGCTTTTTTAATTCAACAGCTTGTTTGGCAAAAGATTGGTTTATTTTGGAAATATCTAACCCTTTCGCTTTCTCAATAGCTACCTGTCTTTCAGCTTCTAATTGATTAAGTTTATCCTGGTAGGTTAGATAACCGATGCTAAGTATCTTTCGATCATATTCTAAATTTAAACGGTTCTGGTCTTCCTTTATTTTTCTTTCTTCTGTAAGTTTTTGTGCCTGGGGTGCAGTTAATCCTCCTGCTATGGGGTAGTCTTCTTCTAAATAAGTTCCTTGTATACTTTTTCGGATCTTTTCTTGTTCCTCAATTCTTTTCCGAGCTTCTTCAGGGGATGCCCAAATCCCTCCCATTGTGGTTCCTCCATATTCGGGAGGTCTAAAAAATGCTTTTCCAATAGCCTCTTTTACTTCTTCCCAACCACTCTTGAGTTTTTGAACCCTTTCGTATTCGTTTTCAACAAGTTTTCCATAGATTTTTACATATTCATTGGATTGACGAATTACTTCGTTCAATATTGCTTGATGCTTCCCAGCCTCGGTAAGATATTTTGGAATAGTACCGAGCATCTCAGCATATTTGGCATATGCTTCTTCAGGATCAATCGGGAAAACAGCTTTTAAACCCCTCGTCCTACCAGTAATAATAGCCTCAGTTACTAAATCATAAGCCTCTTTAACAGTTATCCCCATCTTCCTTGCAGCTATTCTTGAAGCTTCAGTCATTTTTACAATTTCATCTGAATTAAATCCCTCAACTAATAATCTTTGAGCTTTTACCATTATTTCTGTTTGTTCTACAAAAACCCCGGAAGCCCTTGAAATATCCTTTATTAGTTGATCGCTCATCACTCCAGAAGCAGTTGCAATCATTTTAAAAGATTCTTCGATTGCCACTGCTCTCGCAGTTTGTTCATAAAACTGAGCAAATTGTTTTCCTGCATTAAGTATCTGTTGACCCAAATACACAAATGCCGATCCGGTAATGGCATTAATAGCTGTTTGCATTCCGCCTATGGCATTCTGCATCTTTGTTAAAGCTGCTGTGCCTTGATCATTAACTTTTAGACTTACGGTTAATTCGGTTGTTTGTTGTGCCACGTTATCCTCTTTTTGCTTTCTCTATCTCCTCGTCTGTTTCTTCTTTTTCAACTTGGTAGAAGGCTATCCAATAATAGTATTCATCCATTGACAGGGCTTCCAAATCTTTTACGAAGCATCTTTTTCGATCTGCGAGGGCATAGAGGTTTCGAAGAAAGGGTCTTCTTTATTTTTGAACCTCTCTATAATCTGTTCCAAAGATTCTGTAGAATGCATTGCATTGGAAATCTTTGTCACAATATAGAAATCTAATTGTTCGAGAAAAGGCTTATCAGTTTCATTGAACAACTTATTCCCATTCTCATCCTGTGCCTTCTCAATAATAGTCCAGACGCTGAAAGCAGCATCATCAATCCTGGGAATCAAATCATTTCCTCGAATCTGAGACTTGATTTTAATATTCTGCATCTCTCGAACTGTAATAGGAGTAAACCAAATTGTTTCTCCAAATTCAGAAACCGTTACTGATTTTTTCTCCCTCTTACCTGGATACTCTCTGATCTTTTCCTTTAAAGCCATAAACTTTCCTCCTTTATTTTAGTAAGCTCCATCAACATAGGAAACAAATTCTTAAATGCTGAACAAAAGGGGCTCTTATGTTCATAAGTTCCATATGCAAGTTTTCTTGTATATGGACAACCTCCCTGGCACCAAGTAATCCATTCACAGTCCTGGCATTCAGGAAGATTTTTAGCCGACCATCTCTGACGAAATTTTATAGAAGACCAGTTTCTATTAATTAAGATATGGCCAACTTTGGTGTCTAAATCCGCATTACAACTTCGGATCGTTCCGTCAGGATCAATAGTTAGAAACCACTTTCCACATGAGTAGCAATTTTTCTGACCTTTCCACGTAGGGTAAGTGGACTCCATTATAAAATTAGGCCACATGGGGTTCTCGGCTTTAAGCAACAGGTCAAACATTTTCTTCATTTGTTTCTCATATTCATCAACATAACCAGAAATAGTCCCGCCGTTATAAAGTCTGTTAGTCCTCATATGACAGTTGTGTTTAATCGCTAATTCTGTAAGTTGTGTAAGCCTTGAAAGGTTTAATTCGTCAAGAGCAATAGCTAAAGCACATCCTCCGCATATTGATTTAACCATCTTTATCTTTTCTTCCACACCATCTAAACTATCATAGGTAGGATTCAACAGAACTCTCATTTTCATTTTTTTAATATCATTCAAGATATCGAAAGTTAGTAAATCTCCATTTGTAAAAGTTAACCAGCCTGCCTCTGAATTAGGCAGGCACTCCTTTGGTTTCATCGTCATCACGTTTTGGTATATTAATTTCATTGCTTTGAAACTGTATAAAGGCTCCCCGCCAATAAAATGAATTTTAAATTGTTTTACCCTTTCCTCTTCGAGAATATTAGCAATCCACAAGGGAAGTTCTTTTCTAATATCCAAAGACATTTCATCATTGCCCTTTGGGTAGTAGCATTCGGGACATTCCCTGCTGCAAATATTATTAACGTAAACAAGAAGATGAAGCATTTCCATTATTCAGAATCCTTCAATCGTTTTATATTATCAATATGCGTAGCGTATTCCGACAATCTCTGAGAACGTGCAACGGATGAAGGATACGTTGCAGTTAGATATTTGTCATGATCCATCGCATTATATTTGCTCCCATCAAATTCAACTAAAAAACATTTTCCAGCATTGGTTGAAATAGTTTTAACTACCTGGATATAAGGTAATTTGCTGTCCCGTTCACCAATCATGCTGTTACATACGATATGCTTTTCTCCAAGTGCTTCCCAAAAATCACCTTTATCAGAGAATACTGGAACGTAAGCATAAAGTCTGTTAGCTAATCCTGACATAAAAATAAACCGAAAAAGCATGGAAGAAATAAGACGTGAAATCGTAGTTCCCTGAAAGGGTTCAGTAATCCATTTTTCATAGCTAAAATCACCCTTTCCATATCCATCAGGGTTATCCAAATATTCTTTGAAAGTTACCGTTGCAATCGTTGATTGTTTGTCTTTGACATAGCACTGCATAGATTGCCCAATCTTTCCCTTTGGAATTGAACGATGGATTTTATTGATAGCTACATAGGTAGGATCATCCCTAACGATCTTTTGAACTTTTTCTTCGTCGGCAATATCATTCACATCAATAAAAGTAAGGGATGCCACTACTTTGGGTGGCTTTTTAGACATATAAGCATCGAGCCAACAGTCAGTTGGAATCGAAATAGTTATTCCTTCCTTTGGTAGAAATCTTTTAAATTCCATTTATATTCTCCTAATATAACAACCAAACATCCGGTGCATATTTCATAGCATTACATTGGCAGGACTGTGTGTAACAAACAGCATTACAGGAGCATCCTTCATCATAGCAAGCAGAATTGCAAGCACAGGCGCTATCGCCGTAACACTGAGCATTACAGGAACATCCCTGCCCTTGAGAATAGCAGGTAGCATTACAGGAGCAATATTCACCATAGCAAGCAGCATTACATTGGCACGTCTGACTATAGCAAGTAGAGTTACAAGAGCAGGCACTATACCCATAGCAAGTAAAATTGCATACACAGGGAGGGCTACCGTCACCTTTACAACCACCACCCTGACTATAGCAAGAAGAATTGCAAGAGCACGTTGAGTAACCGTAACAAGTAGCATTGCAACCACAACCTTGGGTATAACAGGTGGCATTGCAAGAACAAGCACCGAAAGAATAACAGGAATAATTACATGAACAGGCAACATATCCGTAACATTGAGCATTGCAAGAACAAGCACCATAACCGTAACAAGTTGCATAGCAGCCACAAGATTCCCCGTAACAGGTAACATCACAACTACAACCATGTGTATAGCAAGTTCCATCGCATTGGCATGCTGGCATTCCCATTATAGATATCCTTTAAGGTATAGAAACCTTTAGCTCTACCGTCAGGAAAGCTCCCGCTATAGTACCCCCAACTGTGTCGACAAACATCTCAAGAAGTTTCCCTGCAACAAAGGCCGTAGTGTTAAATGCGATCACAGTTCCGGTATAAGCATTGAGAGCAATAGTTGGTCTGTTACCCTGCGTAGTCCAAATCGTTGTGCCGTCGTAGTGAATATCTACTGTGATAAGGCTACTACCTGTTGGGCAGGCTGTTACGGATAAATATACAGCTACAGCAGTACAATTAAACGGAACATAAAATTTACAACACGGAGAAACTGTTGTGTTTGCTACTAAAGTTCCGGGAACACTCCAAATTATAACCGGAGCCCCCACAGATATGATTCCACCACCTGCATCATTCGTATGTGAATGAACAGCATTGGTAAAATCGGTTATAGTTGGTTTATGTAGTTTCATTCTTTAAATCCTTTATGGAAAAAATAGAAAAAAATTAGCTGTTCCTGCTGGAGGTGTAAAAGTTATATCAAGCTTAGCTGCCAAACTTGTATTTGTTTCATAGGAAGCCATTACTTTGTAATAATAATCAGAACAATTATTTCTCCAATGAATCTGAAGTGCATTCCCAGATGCCCAACCAGCCCTATTAATTATAGCCTGTAATATGGTCTTTAATTCGGGAGAACTAAACCATTGTGAAATTCCTCCACCTGGAGTCCAACCCACAGAAGACCCTACCGATCTACCATTCAAATCAGTATTGGATATCGGAGCAGCAGGACTATCAGCAGCCTCAAAGTAGATTAGTGAGGCTGGAGAATAACCAGCATTTTCACCAGTACAATAGAACTTAAATATTGCTGAATCAATGACTGATCCCACTGGGATTAAAACACTGGTAAATCTAAAAGTATTCCAACTTCTATACCAACCACCATCGCTATTCAAACCAATTACCTGGGTATTTATAGAATTGCTCCACTCCGTTGAATAGTCTTGCCAGCTGACAGTATCATTTGCTCCTAAATTAACTTGAAGATTAAGAATTGACATTTTATGCCTCTTGATTAGAAGCCATGCAGCCCCAGACAGCTGCTACTGTGTCATAAATAAAACCGACTGTTAAGAGTTTTGAGATAACTGTTGTAGTTGGCAATGCCACACCTTTAGCTATAAACTTTGCTCCCCAGGTTATTGCTCTTGCTGTTCCGTCATCCTTTATTCTTATAACCAACTTCTGAAAATTAACAGGTGTTCCAGTCAGGTTGGTCGTGAACGATGTGATAGCTGCGGCCTGAGCAGTAATCGTAACCGAATCACAGTTATCAGTATTGATTGTTGGAGTGCCTTCTGAAACTATCGTTGTAACACGAGGAGCCCATATTGGCCCTGAGTAACCTGAAATCCCAGAGTATCCACTATAACCTGAAATTCCGGAGTAACCCGACGTTCCAATCCCTGAGTAACCAGAAATCCCTGAGTATCCGCTATAACCTGATGGCCCACTATAACCGGATTTTCCAGAGTAACCGGAGGTTCCTATTCCAGAATAACCAGAAATCCCTGAGTATCCGCTATATCCTGATATCCCTGAGTATCCAGATGTTCCTATTCCGCTATAACCTGAAGTCCCTATTCCTGAGTATCCAGATGTCCCTATTCCAGAATAACCAGATATTCCGCTATAGCCTGAGTATCCAGAAATTCCAGAGTAACCGCTATATCCAGATGGCCCGCTATAACCAGATATCCCTGAATAACCCGACGTTCCAATCCCTGAGTAACCAGAAATCCCTGAGTAACCAGATGTCCCTATTCCAGAATAACCAGAAATTCCTGAGTATCCGCTATAACCTGATATCCCTGAGTATCCAGAGTAACCAGATGGCCCGCTATATCCAGAAATTCCTGAGTAGCCTGATGTGCTACTATATCCACTGAAACCAGAAGTTCCACCGCCACTTGAAACAACCGCTTTACCTGTAGCAGCAGATTCAAGAGTAACCGTACAATTATTAGTATCAACCCAAACTACAGTAAGTGGAATGAGTTGATTATCAATAGCATCAAATACTTGAACAATTACTTCTTTATATCCAAGGTTATGGGTAATGTTCCATGTAACATTTGAAGCTCCTTGGGTGTGGATGTAGTTACTTCCACCACCAGAATAGCCTGATATCCCGCTATAGCCTGAATAACCTGATATCCCTATCCCTGAGTATCCGCTATAACCTGATACCCCTGAATAACCCGACGTTCCAATTCCTGAGTAACCAGAAATTCCTGAGTAACCAGAAATCCCTGAGTAACCCGATGTCCCGATGCCTGAATAGCCTGAAATTCCAGAGTAACCGCTATAACCAGAAATCCCTGAGTAACCCGATGTCCCGATGCCTGAGTAACCTGAAATTCCAGAGTAACCGCTATATCCAGATGGCCCGCTATAACCCGATATCCCGGAATAACCCGACGTTCCAATCCCTGAGTAACCAGAAATCCCTGAGTATCCAGAATAACCCGATGGCCCGCTATACCCTGAAATTCCAGAATAGCCTGATGTCCCTATTCCTGAGTAACCCGATATCCCTGAGTATCCGCTATACCCTGATGTCCCAATCCCTGAGTAACCTGATATCCCGGAATAGCCTGATGTCCCTATTCCTGAGTAACCTGAAATTCCAGAGTAACCCGACGTCCCGATTCCACTATATCCTGAAATTCCAGAGTAACCAGAAGTTCCATCAATACCGCTATAACCTGAAATTCCGGAGTAACCGGATGTTCCTATGCCAGAATAACCAGAAATCCCGCTATCTCCACTATAACCAGAAATTCCTGAGTAGCCTGAATAACCAGATGTTCCTATTCCTGAATAACCAGAAATCCCAGAGTACCCTGAATCGCCACTGTACCCTGATGTACCTATCCCCGAATAACCGCTATAACCAGATTTTCCAGAGTAACCTGATTCTCCGATCCCAGAGTAACCAGAAATCCCTGAATAACCTGATGTGCCTACGCCTGAGTAACCAGAGGTTCCTATTCCAGAGTAACCGCTATAACCCGATATCCCAGAGTAACCTGACGTTCCAATTCCCGAATAACCAGAAATCCCTGAATAACCCGATTGTCCGTCTGCACCAGAATAACCGCTTATCCCTTCAAGACCGTCAATCCCTGAGTAACCACTATCTCCTGACAGCCCCGAATAGCCACTTTCGGAAGCCTGACCGTCTAAGCCACTATAACCAGATTTTCCAGAGTAGCCTGATGTACCGACTCCAGAATATCCACTTATACCTGAAATTCCGCTATACCCCGAAAGACCTTGGGTTCCCTGTTCACCAGAGTAACCTGATAGGCCGATTCCGGAGTAGCCCGAATAACCCGATTCACCGTTTACTCCACTAAATCCAGAGTAGCCTGAATCACCCAAACCACCTGAATAGCCAGAAAGCCCGCTTGTTCCTACCCCTGAGTATCCTGACGTTCCGCTATAACCAGAGATCCCGCTATTACCGCTATAACCAGATTGACCTGAATAGCCTGAAATCCCTAAAATCCCGTCAATCCCGCTATAGCCAGAGAATCCTGATAAACCTACCCCTGAGTATCCTGACGATCCGCTATAGCCAGAGATTCCATCCTGACCGCTATAACCACTGTAACCACTATCAGATGCTATCCCGCTATAACCTGAAACCCCAGAATAACCTGACGTCCCTATGCCTGAGTAGCCTGAAACTCCGCTATAACCTGATTCTCCGATGCCTGAATAGCCTGACCATCCACTATTAGCTGCTTGTCCGTCCAGTCCGCTGAAACCAGAATACCCGGAATAACCCGAATCACCTGCAAGACCATCCTGCCCTAAATACCCCGAATAACCAGATTTCCCGGAGTATCCTGAATAGGCCGAATAGCCAGAAAGCCCTGCCTGAATCAATACATCAATCTCAGGTTGGGAAACTTCTATAACTTCAGAGCTTCCAACGATTTCAACTGTGATTGTCGTTGTTTCGATTTCAACTACGGAGATAACTGGCATCTTTATTTTACCCTTTGGATTTATGCGGAATAACCGCTATAGCCTGAGTAACCGGAGTATCCAGACTTTGAAACTTCTGGAGTGATCGTAAATGTCCCTCTTAAAAGTTCTGTCACAACTCCACTTATTTCCATCTCAATGGAATAGATATAATCTCCTGGAGTAAATGTGCTTGTTACTGAAGAAGGAATGTAAAGTTGAATCTGACCCAGTGAGGCATTGGTGATTTTGATTCCAATGTCGAATTCATTGGTGGAATGTTGATTCTTTCGGATTTGTCCTCTGAAGACATAGTTTGTCAAAACCATTGGAATATCGTTTTGTTTTAGGACTAAATCCTTCAGGAAGGTTTCACCAGCCTCTACTATAAAATTATATTGGCCACTCATTTTTTGCTCCTTGTACTCTCCTTGAATTATTTACTTGTTCCTTCTGAGTTGACCACTTACAATTCCCAGGTTCATAATTTCCATCATTATCTTTTCTATCTATACTTAATCCTTCGGGTTTTGGCCCCATATCTTCAAGGAAGTTTTCAAATCCATGCTTTCCAGACCATCTATCACAAATGGTAATTCCTCTCCCACCATAATATTCATATCGTTGATTTTTTGGGTTTAAACATCTTTGTTTCATACCTTCCCAACTTGTATATATTGAAGTGTTTGTATATCCATGTTTAAGCGCTAACTTTCTTATAGAAGCACGTTGTTTACTCGATTCCCTATGAAAACACCCACAACTTTTTGTAAGACCACTAACAAAACTCATGGTAGGAACAAGATAATATTCTCCACAGTCACACTGTGTTAACCATACGACCCGGCCATAATACCTTTCAGAAGTTGGAAAAATAGCCATCAATCTTCCAAATTTTTGTCCTCTGATATCTATAAAATTCGACACGTTAATTCTCCTATGATTTTTTGGGATTATTCCTGGGGTTCATCTCATATGAATGGATTTGAAAGAAGGAACTGCACGGGAGATATTTTTCGGAGGGAATCTCCCATGCAGAGTATGAGGCAGGAGGGAAAAATCTTGTTAGGTAATTACCAGAGAAATCTCATCATCAGAATCATCACAACACATCTCAAAGTCGATTCCTAAAGTCCTAATTCCACCACGATCACCTGGATTGATATTTGCATATCGAATCACAGGCATTGTAATGGTTACTATGTTTCCGGCTGTAACTCCAGCAGCGATTGTTAGTGCTCCAACACCATTGGTTTTCCAGTTGGTGAAAAAATCATAAGACGCCACTAATGGCAATTCGGGGTCAAGACTACCTTTTGGATTTCTACCAGTGATCAATGCTGATAAATAGCCCGATGCACTATTAATGGATTCTCTCAAGGTAACAGTATTAGCGATATCCCAGTCCAATTTTGAAATTATCGCTGCATAACTATCTACCAAGAATGCAGCACTAATGAAAGCAGGTGGCACAACGTCATCGTATCCTGCAGCATCCAATAAACCCACATCGCTTGTGTCGATTCCTACACCTGTAAATTCAAAGTCTAATCTACCCGGCTTCCCTGATTCGATTGAGCATTTTACTGTTCCACGAGCACCTATGATCTTATGCAACACGCCATCAAAGTAAGCTCCTATTGTCAAAGATGGAATGGCTGTAGTGATCGGTGAAATCACTACGCTGGTCGGGGTTTGTGCCGGAGTTGGTACAACACCAAATCCACACCCTTTAAGAAGTGTGGCATAATCCGGGGCCACTCCTGCTGTCCCCGAACCTCTTAATTCTACGGAGCATGAAATCTTGGCAGACTGCAAACCTCCGATTCCAGGGCTTCTACTCAAAGAACCCCTCATAACGTCCCTGTTGTACGTGTTCTGAGATGGTTTGTAATCGACCTTTGAACATAATACGAGTTCGGTTGCAGTCAGTGCTTCTACTGCTCCTTCCGTTCCTTCTACCTTTGCGGCAAGTTGTGAAGCGAATAATCTGCTGGGCATTTTAAATTCCTCCTATTGTGAACACGGATCAAATGACCGTGTACGAAACTGTATTTTAAAAATTATCTGAATTCCGGCAATGATATTTGAATCTTCCTTTAAAATCATTTCATTCGAACTTGGCTCGGTTAATATAGCTAAACCTCCCCAGGTCTGATCAGACCCAATAGCTGTTAGAATATCTGCTATCAGGTTTCTTGCTGTTTCTGCTGAAGTGGAATCAGCCACACTGATAATGCACTCAATCGTTAACCAAGAATCATGATATCCAAAGTTGGAGTTCTGACTCTCTTCCGCTATGTCTCGATAACATAAAGCAGGAAGTTCATCCTGGCTCAGTTCTGTTGTTCGCCATTGAAAAACATTATCTCCAAAAGCTGTTACAGCTTTGAATCTGGTATCAACGTTATCTAAAATCTGCTGTCTGATGCTATCGACCATTAATTCTCACCTAAAACAAGCTCAACGAGTTCATCCGAACCAACATGGATTGCATTAACCTTATAAGTTTCTCCGTTTGGTAGTTTAATAATTGAGCCATGTGCTATATGTTGGTCGATGAAATCGGTTTTCGTAATCAATAGTCTGGGAGATTCAGTTTCCACAGTTTGACCAAAGATATCTTGGCCTAAGTAAGTGGAGTCATACATTCCCTTGATCGTCTTTTCTCCACCCACAACTTCAATTTCATCCCAGTCGTTCAGGACGTTTGCGAGATCGTTTTTGATTACTGTATTTAGACTCATCCTTTTTTATCCATCCAAATAGCTTCAAAATTTCTTCAGCATCTTCTTTATCAACCACCGGATTAAAAACTCTGGGGTCTCGATGCTTTATTATTGGATCTCTTACCTGAATTTCCATCTTACGAAGCAATCGCTCCCGAAATCACAAATTCGAACTCCACTCCGATAGTAGAGGCAAAGCAAAACCCGTCAGTTTTCTTTTCACTAATGACATAATTATCGCCGGTTAATACCGAACCTGTTTGAACATTAGTCACACTAACGATGGTATATGTATTATTTGCCATTAGGTTCACTTTTTTATTGGTAAGATCAGAAAACTTGAGTTGATCTCTTCCTGATCGAGTTACGTATGAAAAACCGAATACGGAAGTGCCTTGCGGGACAAGGGTTAGAATGTTTCTATAATGGTCTGACATAATTTCTTGCTTACCAGCAAGAAGAATAACAACTGACTCACCTGTTGGATTCACCCCCGTGATTGTCCATACCATTCGGATATATCTTTTCAATTTTTCAATCGCAAAAGACTTGATTTCAATGGCACTAAAATTAGCAATAGCATCAAAGGTATGTATATCCTCAAAATCCAAATCATCTGTTGTGTCCGATTCTTGTAGTTTAAAAACAATATTCTTTCCCGCATTTCCAGAAGGATTAGAAGCTATGATGATTTGGATGCCACGGCTAAATCCGTTTAAATCTACAGGATCACCAACTCCAGATGCAGTTCTAACTGCGATAGGAGCTATATCTATAGGTTGGAAAGTATCCATTAAATTTCTCCTATAAAAAAAGTAAGGTGGGGATATTTCACCCCACCTTTAAATTATGAATCTTATGACTGATCCGCTTTCATAAAGCTGAAAGATGCTGCATGGCGAACTCCAACATCAACAGACTGAAGCCCAACCACTCTGATTCCACCACTTGTTGATAAACTGAAAGGATCAACAAGAATATCCAAAACTCCCCACATTGCGAGAACAAAGTCTGCCCAGTTTCCAAAGATGAGGCCGTGAAGATCGCTCTCCCCACCCTCACTCAAATTCTTAGGCACACAATTTGTTGCATATGCAGGATATCCATTCATAGTATTATCATCTGTCCAAATGAATCCAACTGGATTTGTTGCGTGTCTTACTGTCTGCTTGAAGACTGATTTCTGCTCTGGTGTGCAAACGTAACTCAGCGATCCCATCAAAGCATTTGCAACTTCAACATCTGCTTCCAATTCAAGAACGTTTGCCCATGTGGGCACGGTAGCTCCTGCAACCGTTCCGATTCCTGTAATAGAACCACTCATCAAACCAACTGGCTCGCCTGATCCACCACCTTTAAAGCAGGCAGTATCAATACCAACGGCCAAATTTCCAGCAATCGCTCCTCGAACAAAACTTTCAACATCTATCGAAGCCTGAATTAAAAGCTGGCGAGTAAAATCTACATATGCTCCAACTGTTTTTGGTGCAAAAGTCAACTGCCCAAGGATAGGAAGCCCCTCGGTAGGTGCATTTCCTTCAGTGATCCAGTAGCAAGTTGGGCCACTCACGTGCTTTGGAATAGCCACGTTTCCGACCAATCCACCGAGGATTGTCGCATTCAACTTTCTGATCAAGAGACTGTTATAAAGCATCTCGATGAAAGAACCTGCTAACAGGTTTGTAGCCACGGCATAATTCCCGTAACCTCCGCCAGCACCAGTGCTATAATCGAAATCTCTCTTTGCCTGGACTTCAAAAGGAACATAAAATCCAGCGGGTTCAGGAAGCTTTAAATGGTTTCTGACTGCATCTGAACACTCTTTCTCAAAACAACCTTTTTCCCATTTTCTATCTGCAATGGAAAGAATGGCCCTTTTGAAAGAGAAGTTCTTAATCTCTTTTTCATTTAATCCGATTTCAGGAGTCACATCGACTGGTTTGATTTTTCCCATCTTTTCGAGCACCATTGCTCTGAACTCATCGACGGTTTTACCTTCAGCGATAGCTCCTTCTGTTAATTCGTCTGCTTTAAACTGTCTTCCGATTGAAAGGATAGCAGACACCCTTTCTCTTTCTTCTTTTTGGATTGTTGCTAAATCTTTTTCCATTTTAGGAATCTCCTTTTTAACCTCTTTTGGAAGAGGTTCTATTTTTTGTTCTTGTTCCTCTTTAACTTCGGGAACAGGTTTTGGTATTAGAATCCTTGTTTCAAACTGCTCAGGATTTTTTCTACCTACACCCACATTAATATCTGCTGGTACACTGACAATACTAATTTCCATCGGCTCCCAAACTGCTCTGTAAGTTTTTTGTTCTGATTTCCCATCAGATACGAACCGCTTCTCCAATATTCCGTATCCCACGGAAACATTTTCACGAATACCGTCAACGACATCTTGAAAGATTTCATCGGCGTGAGGACTCTTCCCGAATCTCACGATGGCAATCCCCTTCCTGGAGTTGCTGATAAAAGCTTCCTCGATCTTCCCGATCTGGTCGTCGGTATTGTGATTAAGAAGCAGTGGGCCTCCGGTTTTAATACGCCCCAGCTTCACCGATGCAACACTATGATCTAAAATTTCCATTCCATCACAACGTTCAACCGGCTCCTCTGAAGAGAAGGATAATTTAACTGTTCTCTTCTCAACATTCACATTAGTTTCCGGGTCCAACTTCATTGTTCTATATTGCATCCCGGTCTTAATAATCTCTTTTACTTCATATTCTGGTTCATCTTTTTTATCTTCTTCATTACGTTCCTCTTGAATTTCTTCGGACTTATTCGCAATCCACTTACCATCCTTGTCCTTATGGTATTTGGTTTCTACTGCTGCCCAGGCAGTAGCAAATGCTTTGCTTTCGTCACCTTTGTACTGATCAAATGCAGCATTGAAAGCTGCCATAAATATTTCTTGGGCATGCTTTGGGCATTCTTTAACTGCAGGTGGAAGTTCACTTAATTTTGAATAAGGCATTGTATTCTCCTATTATTAATTAATCTTTCTGCACCCCAGGATTTGTGAATTGCAAAGTGTATTTGGGATTACCTGTTTGCTGAGGAACAAATTCAATCCCATTCTGAACTTCTAATTCTTTCTCGTGTTTCAACTCGATTAAAAGTTCCTCGTAATCGAGACCTTGTTCAGCCACGATCTTGCTTCTTGTAGTAAAGCCCGCTTGAAGGGCTGTTAGCTCGGCTACGACTTCCCTCTGAGGATCAATGTAAGTGAATCCCCGTGGAACCCACTTTGGACAATTTAACTTGTCAAGTTTCTGCGCCGGAAGATTAACTGCTCCGCTTAGCAAACCCATTCCCAACCAATCTGGAAAAATATCTTCACATAGGTGCTCCACCGTCCAGACCTGTAACTCTCTGTAATAATCTCGATCAACGTTTTGTCCTGCCCTGATGGAATTATAGTTTGTGGTTTCCAAATCGTTAGCGATCATGTGATAGTTTAAATTCATTCCAGAGCTAATCCCTCTCAAAATCTCCTTTGAAAAAGCTACGAAGTTTCCAGTTGGGTGTTGGGGATCATATGGCTGAAATTCTGTTCCTGGAGGCAGATTGATGTAAGCAGTGCCCGGTTCGACTCGTTCGATAAGATTGCCTGCGCTATCTTTCCCATCATAAATAAGAGGTTCAGTTGATTTCTGGCTTTTGATGAATCCCCCTTTTGATGCACTCTCACGTGAACTAATCAACTCTGCTTCTTCGTATCCCTTCAACCATGCCATTCGAATCATGACACTGGTTGCCCAGGGATAACCCCTGGTCTGTGTCGGACGTTCCTGAACGAATAGATGTGTTAGTTCCTCTACAGGAATACGAATTCTATTTCCAACTACTGCCGTCGATCCGTATGGGTAATCATATGGGCTTCTCTGGAAGAGCCAGTAAGCCGCTGGTCTATCCCAATTATCAACTTCGACCCCCATTCGAACTCGGTTTCCATTTGGAAGTTTGTCTTCGTTATATTCCTCGTCCATCAAATCTGCATCCAAAAGCTGTAGAGAAAATCTAAAAGGGTTATCAAAGTTTTTAATTTTACGAATTAGAATTTCCCCATCCCGTGCGACGGCTTGAATAACCATCTTTTGAACGTCAACCCAGGACAGTTTGCCAGTCACGGTACAGAATTCTTTTTTGCCCCATTTATTCCATGCATCCTCTATAATTCCGTTGGCCACAGAATCATATGTCCCGTTGACTCCGGTCTTTACTTTCGATTGAAACTGTATTCCCTGTCCGATAACGAAAGTTTTCAATAGCGATAGGAACCGTCTCATGTAAGGCTCGTTTGTCTCAAGGTCACGGCTTCTCGTTCTTAAAACTCTCAGTTTGTACCGTAACTCAGCATCAACAGATAGTGGACTGGAGATCCAATCATTAGTTAGGCGGTTAATCCCTGCCGCTGCAAAACTTCTTTTATGTCCATTATTTTTGTGATAGCCAAAATATCTAAAGACTTTTTCAAACATAGTTTTCCTTTAAAATTGAATCAGGACTTTATTCTGCGGAGGTAGCCCCTTAGCGATTAGGTCTCTTTGATCTTCCTGTCTGACTTCGCTCTTTAAAAAGGATCTCCAATCTAAAAGCTCAGTGGGAGTTAGTTTCGAGATTGACCTGCCTCCCAGACTATAGGACTGAACATCAGCCGTGGTTTTTCCTTCTAAGAGAGCCTCGACTGCATCCAAGCATCTTCGTGCCCAACTTCTTGTATCAAACACTTCTGTAGCAACCCAGTCGCTAACGACTTCGATTGATCCTTCAGAAATGAAATGACGTTCTGTTACTATCCCTTCACCTTCGCCAGTTGTTAATGAGGCGAAAGATTTCCAGGCATAAATTCCAGCTTCGATGGCCCCTGAAATTGCCCCAGTAATCTCGAAGTCCCAACCATTCCCATTTGAAGTACCCTCCGCATTAAACTTCCCGTCTTTACCCAAAAAATAGAAAGTCAAGTCCCAGGATGAAGAAGGGTATAGGGATAATTCGTTTTCAGTCCATGCAACTGTGTCTCCAGCATGGAAAATTCCAGGAATCATTTGAACTCCTAATTTACTTGCTTAAACTCTGACCACACCCAATCCAAGTCCGCTGGATTAGCGGTTAAGTAATCGATCCAAACTTTAACGATTGGATCTGAAATATAACGGCTCAAATATGAAGCCAATCCACTTTTATCTGTTGGCTTTGGGCCAAATGGACAACTTGGAAATGGAGGTGTTGGTTTTGGTCCTACAGTTACTGGAATCGGAACTGGTTCTGGAATCGGAACCGGTGCAGGAATTGGTACAGGTGTTACCACGGAATCCTTTTTGCCTCTGATTTTAAGGAAGTAATAAAGTCCACCAGCCACAATAGCGATTACAGCAATAATAATAAATATCCACATTTTTTTATCTCCTTATTGGCGAGGAACAGGCGAAGAGAGTTTTAGTTTCCAGTTTCATTCTGAGTGATGTAACTCTCTTCTTTCACCATCGCATTTCGAATCACATCCAAAGATTTGGATATAATTCTCCTTCTGAAGAATACTTATATATTTTTTGCGGGGCTTATTTCTTTGGATTATCTTTGGATAGGATCGAATCGAAGAGTTTGCGAAACCCACCTCTCCCCAACTTGGGAGGGTTCATGTTATTTTTTAAGAAAAGCCGTCTTCTGGCTTGATAACTGTTCCAATAATCTTTGTGATTCCGAAACCACATACGACAACTTTCGGCATGGTCAAATAGACTGTGAGGAGCTTTCTTCGATGTTTTGGATTCGTAAAAGTCTTTTTGGAGTTGAACGGCCTCATGACCTGTGATAACCTTCATCCGTTTCGCAAGGTCTCTGTCGAACTTGCGTATCTCCCGCACCCATGCTCCTGAATAGCCGGAGTATCCGGAGTAAGCTTCTACTTCCATATAAATATCATTTTCCTCCCTTAAATTTTTCCTCCGCCTTCTGCAACTGCTTACGAATCCACCAATAGTCAACAAGCTTTTTGATCATTCCCGGCTCACAATTTCTAATATCAGGACTCTCAATCTGATCCCTGATTCGCTTCAGATCTCTTAATTCTTTTTTCATCTTATATCCTCCATGATTATGACTTTCTCACTCATCAATTTAATTGGAGTGATGAAAAACTTTTGGAACATCCCGCAGAACCATGCGGTCACACACCAGGAATGCTGGTGGTGAACAAAATCTGAACACGTCCAACGAATTATTATCATTTAATCCTCCTTATCTTCCTTCTTTTCCCTTCTTCTCAATAAAACACTAAAGTGTCGGCAAGCCAGATCGTAACCAGCCTCTCCTCTCAAACTTTGTAGCCATGCTTCCCGGATTCGATCCGGTCTGACTTGGACATAATAATTTTTCCATGCCAGCATCCATTCTCTGTGTGCAAGGGCTGGAGGAACAAGCCCTCTCTGAAAATAACTTCGCCGTCTTTGATTATAGGCAAGTTGCCTCTTTTTATTCTTGCGGTGCCACTGTTTGATGTACTCCCGCTTGTGCTCCCCGCTTGCCAAAGGGCGGTATGGCGTAAATACTTTTCCAGATGCTTTCAAACCTTCTATTTTTTCAAGATCGGAAACATGGATTTCGTTAAAACGAATAATATCCATACGCTTCCGGAGATCCTCGTCAAATTCCAAGATAGCTTCAGCCCAAACCGCCGAAGATTTAGCATGTCTCATTTTTCAGATCCAAACAAAAAAGGGATGTATGAACCTCTTTTTTCATATCAGGTTCATTTCATCCCTCGTATTGCGGATCTCTTATTTAATTTAGGGTGGGAAAATTGCCGGCGCCACCTTCCCACCCCCGATAGGAGTTCTCAGCGACAGAGAACTTCCAGTTAATTCCGGTATTATTAAGTAATCCAGATACCTAATGACTTAAATGCTCCAGGCCAAGTTATAACAGAGTAGAGGTAGGAGCCTTTCAGATAAAGTTTGGCTCCAGTAGATTTTCCCTTTTCCATAATAAGAACGGCTACTTTATGATCTGGATCAATAACACCTCTCATTTTAATTCCTTCGGACTTAATAGCTTTGATTATATTATTTATTCCCCCTGCTGATTTAGCATTATCAAATTTGTTAAAATATAATTGAATCCTTTTGTTATTTTTTTCCATCTTTATCACCTCCGTTTATGAGAACTTCTTAGTTAATTCATGTTCAAAACTTTTGAATTTTTCGCAATCTGAACATCTATCAGCCTTCTCACATTGCATCACTTCTAACTTCCATGATGGCTCCGGTCTAATCCTACTAATCTGGTTTGGTAGCCACTCTTTGGGTTCTTTGATTTTCTTCATTTTTTTTCTTCTCTTCTTCCTTTCTCTTTTTTTTCGTTCATCCTGTCAATTAGGTCTCGCACCGAAATCGGATAGGGGAGCCTACCCAGAGTTAGTTGGGCGGTTAGTATCCAATCCAAATCAGGTTCTTCTATTTTCTTCATAGCCACTCCGCATTGATTTCAATTTTCCGGTAAAATCCCATATCATCCCATTTGATAAATCTCGAAGGTTTAAATTTTCGTATTTGGGGAGGAGTAACTTCATTATTCCAGTTCCAATAATCCGTTGGCTCAGGTTGAAAGGGAACGGATACTTCGCACACTGGCCTATCCTCTATATAAGGTGATTGACCAATTCGTTCGGCAGTAATGTGGATATCTCCTGAAGGAAAATGTTCTGTTTGAGTAATAATGTAAGCCTGTCCATTTATCCAAATAGAATCTCCGGCGTAAAGTTGAATGGTTTGGATTCCGTTTGTAACAAAGTCTATTCGAACCCGTTGATCACTCATAAATCTTCGACGGTGCTCCCCATTTTCGAAGGCAGTGTTTTGAATATGATATTCATGATTACTTTGAATACTTCTTCCGTCAATTTGGATGTCATTAATGATTCCGCCGTCATGCTGAAGTGTTTCGCTCATGCTAATCGAATCGACCTCCTGTAAATCTGGTTGAATGTTTCTTCCTCTTCTTTGGATAAATTATTTCCTGATTCTATTCTATCGAGAAGCGAAAGGATAAAGTAACATTCCCAGTTACTCAAATTCCTTGCATCCAAAGATTGAAATATCTGGTCAAATCTTTTTAAATTCACTTTTTACCCCACTTACCCCGTTGGTGCTTTTGGTGCCTTTAATGCTATCTTCCAAATATTTTAAACAATCCAAAGAGTTTGGATTAGTAATCATTTACCCATTTGCCCATTTAACCCATGAGGATATATAATATATATTCTAAGTACTCTCTCTCTCTCTCCCTCCCGTGGGGTAAATGGTTAAGTGGTGAAGTGGGTAAGTCTGCTATATCTTGGAAACAATCCTTTTCCTTCCTTCCTTTACAATCTTAATCTCATTATTTTCTTCCAAATTACTAAGTGCCCGACTAAATGTTTCCAATCCAAACCGTTCCATATGGACTTTATTTTGAAGATTACTCATATTTATAAATTCCACATTTCTTAAAACTCGCCTGATTCTTTCTTCCATTCCAGGTTTGGATTGTTTATCGTCAGTAATAATTGGAGCATATTGGATTCTCATTTGTCTTTGCCATTCAATTAACTGAAATACTCTTTGGAGCATTTCTTCAATAACGATCATTTTATTTTCACTTAAACAGAAAATTTGGAGAAACTTAATGGCATAGTTTTCTAATCGTCTTGCCTCTTCAGAAGTATCTAAATCGTTATACCAAAGCCTCCAAAGTGCCATTGCTTCATTATCTAAACGGACACTTGTAGATGGTAATGGCCATCGCTCATCAATATCATTAAGTGCCCGAACCAGTCTTGAGACCTCTTCTTCAGGAATTTCTTCAGGCCACGGTACTTTAATCTTTTCATTGGATGGACATATCCAGAGACGATTGAGTAATCCTATCTTTTGAAAATCGACACTGAATTGGTCTTCCCACATTTCATCAGTTGTATTGGCAATGAATGAGAGGTGGACATCATAGAGGTTATTGACCTCCCCCTTGATTTGATGGTGGTGTGTTGTTTTTTCAAAAAGCTCATTTATTATTGGAAGCAAGGCACTGGATTGGATTTTTGCTTTTTGGGTAAGTGTGTAAAGTTCATCAGCCACAAATACGGATATTTTATGCTCATTTAGAGCGTCAATCAGACCACGGTCTGATGCGGGTTGACAGACATGAATGGTTTCTTTGTTTGGGTATTGAAGACCAAATTCATGGAAAAAATCATTTACGAGATTGTTTGCGGTGGATTTCTTCTGAACACCCGACTGTCCAATATTGATGAGAAAGAGGCGAGGTTCAGGATGATAAACCAAATGTGACTGAGTCATACCTCGTATTCTTATCCTTTTACAGAAAAGATTTCCTAAATAAGTAGACATTAGAAAGACCCAATATGGATCAGGAATTTCACATCTATAACTGCCATCAGGAAGGTGCCCATAGGTATCAAGAAAATCTTTAATGAATCCCTGGAATACGTGCACGGGGCATGGATGGGTTCGGTAATAATCATCAATCGTAGGATCATACAGCATAGGTTTATCTGGATTAGCCAAATCCATCATGCTTTCTACTTCAATGACGGCTTCAGGATCACCTGTGCGGTCATGTGTGTCCCTAACTTCTGTTACACTATTCAATTCCATTTCCATCTTTTTCCTCCCTTATAAATTCATCAGTGAGCCATCGCATGGCTCTCTGTCTATCCCATTCTTTAATATGCTGAACTAACTGAATCACATTTCCTCCAATCCCACAGTGGAAGCAGTGGTAAAGATTGTTATTTAATACAAAACACTTTTCTGCTGAACTTCTATGACCAGTCGGGCAGTTTCCCTGTATTGATTGTCCTGCCCAATCCAATCCCAATGATTCAAAAAGCCCCAATCTTTCAGCTACCAATTCAATTTGTAAATTATTTAGCTCTTCCATTTTTTGAACTCGATACCTACCGAGGCGGAGAACCTGCTTTTCCTTTATCTTCTCAAGATCAAGTTTCTTTCTTTCAGTGTAACCAAATTTATTAAGGTATTTTTCAAACGACACGGTTTTTATTGGTAGGTCATTTTCAAATTCATAATTGGTTTTGCTAACGGGATGGATAGAAGGAGGTACGACACTGATATGCCAGCTTCCCCGCAGTTCAATCATACTATCGCCTACGGTATAAATCAGTTTTGTGCAATCTTCTGGAATAGAATCGGCAAAAACCCAAATGTGTGGCCCACCCGATCCTGTCTTAACCCATAGGGTTTCATTCAATTCCGGGAACTCCTGGAGCATTTCCTGCTTCAGTTCAAATTTCTTTTCCCCATCGAAATCAAAGATGACCAGATTATTGCTTGCAACCCCACCAATCAAGGCTATCTGATTGCTCCAGTTGTGGAAGTTTCCTTCCAATTTAGCCCACCAGTATCGCAGTTGCGTGAAAGTGGGTTTACAGAATTTATCATCAATAAAAAGTTCACGTCTCCAAGCGATAGCAGGAATTTTATGTCCGTTTACTACAGGGATTGGACAGAAGCCCATTCGATGATATTGTAAGGCGTGGCAAAAAATAGGATTATCCAAATCCTTCATAGGGATTTTGAACTTGGAATTATCATTAAAATAGGTAAGTAATTCTTCTTTGTTTACTTTTTCCATGATTCATCCTTGTCAATCTTCCTGGGTTTAAAATAAGTTTTTTCCAGTAATATATCCGTCAGTCGATTGAGCTTTTTTTCCCGATGGATTTTTAACGTATTAAGTTGCTTTTCCTTTTCCGCTTCCGAAAGTGGAGGTCTTGGTTTCTTTTTCCATTCACTTTCGAGTTCTTCCCAGAAAGACTTTGTTTTTTTAGGCATCAGTATCCTCCCTTTTCACCCACTTGTAACCACCCTGTTTAATGACAAGATTATGTGTCCGGAAAAGCGCACCCCATGACTTTAGAATTTCTGCAATTGCTACTTCACAGGCCGTTCTTTCTCCCTGAAGAACAAAAAATTCTTTACCCAATCTGGATCGCTTTCGCTTCTTTTCAATTTCCTCTAACCTTTTGATGGCCAGTTCCGGTTTCATTTTTCTCACCTCCCTCACTTAGAGTCATATAAAAATCGAAAACTTTTCTCTCGCTTTGTGAAAAGAAAAACTTGAGTCACCTTTCCAAAGAAAACCGGGGGAGGTTTTGATGGTGTCCGTTGCGGACAGGATGGTGGGGACTCCTCCCCCGGCTGAGCTCTCTGTAAGCTCTATTGGAATGTCCCCATTTCTTGGGCATAAAAAAACCCCCGACCTGTAGTAGTGCTTAGGATCGAGGGGAATTTCTTTCCTTTTGCTATAATTAAAGTCGACTAACAGGAAATATTCAATCCAAAGAAAATATTTATTTTTCTTCTTCCCCACCCACCTTCTCATAACCAAGAACTTTCATACAATGATGGGCCTCTACAGAATGGATAATAGAAAGTATTCCGGCAGTGACCAGAATATCAGCCGTCATGTAAACAGCCCATCCTTTGTTGCAACTATCCCTATCTCTTTCAAACTGGACTGAGTTAATAGGTTGCCCATCTTTCCGAGTCCATCCTTTTGAACTAACACACCCAACCAGTAATCCTAACACCACAGCCAGCATTAATAATTTTTTCATCTCATTCTCCTTTTATTTTGAATTTGACTTTTTATTCATCATCAGCTACCCTTATCATTCTGAAGGGTTTTTTGAGTTTCTCATTCGTGCATGGATTGTGAATGGTATTTTGCTGTATCTTTAATTGGCCGTAAATAGGACAGTTTGGGGTGAAGGGGCATCCTTCGAATCCTCCCACCCCAGCCACTCTTCTAAGGTATAGCGCATAGGGCAAAGAGCATAGCGTGTCTCTCTATACGCTTTATGCTCTGCGCTTAGCAATTTATTGGATAGGAGAAGAGGTTCTTATGAGTAAAAAAAGGGTAGTAGTCAAACCAGGGGAGGATTTAAGTTGGTTAAGGATATTCACTGGAAATTCAAATACCGAATTAGTGCAAAAGATTTGTGACCAGCTGGGGACCCCCCTTGGAAAGTCAGTGGTGAGCACCTTTAGTGATGGAGAAATCCATGTTGAGATTGATGAAAGCGTCCGAGGAATGGATGTTTTCGTGATCCAGTCCATTTCTTCTCCTGTCAATGACAACCTGATGGAACTCCTCATTTTGATCGACGCCCTGA